AGGTAAACCACCAGCTTTCTATTCTATTAACGGAAAAATCCTCTATAAAGTGGCTGAAATAGAGGAACTCGAATTAGCCAAACGTCAAAATTCTAAATTAACAACATGACACTTGAATTACAACTTGCAGTATTTCCTCAGACAGAGGAAGACAATCAAAAACTGTACAAAGAAAAATATGATGCTTCAAAAAAGTATCCATCACATACTGGAACTATAAAAGTTCCTGTTGCACAAATTGAAGAAATTGTATCTTATTTAAAAAATGCAAAACCTGATACTGATGGTTATGTAGGGGATTTTATTCCTTTAAGAGCTACAGGTTATGTTAATACACCTCGAAATAATCCAAATGGTAAAAAATATCTTGCCATGAAAATTACTTCAGACTATAACAAACAAAAAGAAATCTATGAAGGTGGGGCTGAAACTAAAACTGTTGAAGTAAAACCTATTGCAGATGAAGAAATAGGTTTTTAAATATATGGGGCATGATCGCTAGTTTGTGATTGAACTAGTTAATTTGCTGCTCCTTTGTAATCTTGAGGTTCTATGACTCTTGGTAACCTACACGGCAATTTTACAAAGATGTCACGAGTTCTCATCGAGGATATTAAGTGAGTCAGACCAGTTTTTGAAAGTAATTTCTGGTTTCATAGCTTAAATATAAGCAAACGAATCTGTTAGTCCCCTATTTTTTTATTATGGAAGAACAAACTAAATCTGTTAAAAAGCTTCAAAAGCTAAGACAAAACCGAATTCTTAACTTAGAAAAAAAATTAGATCGAAACATTCGAGGTTATGATCATCTTATTTTATATAAAGACGATCATACTGCGAGTCTTCGTTCAGATTGGGTTGATGAAAATATAAGAATAATAATTATTAAACACAATTATGAGGTAAACAAAACAAAAAAAATGCGTATTAAAGAATTTACTAACAAAGAAAGACAGGAGGTTAATGATGACATCGAATAATTTTCCCGATAAAGAAATGCTTGATATGCCACCTGATTTAGAAGGCATTACAAGACCAGAAAAATCTGCCAAAACAAAACTTTTTAAGATGCGTATAAGAGGTATTGGTAATGCAGCTTTAATCCTAAAAACTTATGCAGAAACAGAAGCAGATGCAATTAAGTATGCAAAAAACCGATGGGCAAAATGCAAAATTGAGGTGATTAAGTGAAAAGAATTGATTTAAAAGATTTAGCAGACTATGTTAAAGACAAAGGTTTTATAGTAAAAAATCATTGTTATAAATGCAATAAAATTTCTTATGGCACAGAAAAAGGAGCAAAAATTATTGCAGCAGAAATGTGCAAAAGAGGAAAAGGACATTCATATATTTATGAGTGTCCCAAAGGTAATGGATGGCATTTGACATCAAAAAAACCTACAAGTAAAAACAATCCTAAAACTAGAAAAAAAGTAAATAGCACCAGGAATGCTAACAGGTTTTAAAAAATGACAACAGAACAAAAAATCGCAGCAGCAAATGCTCGTATTAAAGAACTCGAAACACTAATTAAATTATGGAAAACCAAACAAAAATAAAGATTTACAATATAACTCCAATTCCTACTAAATATAATGGAGTACAATTTAGATCAAGATTAGAGGCTAGATGGGCTGTCTTTTTTGATTATTTAGATATACATTGGGAATATGAACCAGAAGGATTTAAATTAGATAATAAAAACAATCCTGACTCATGTTACTGTCCTGATTTTTTAATTCGTACACCACAAGGCAAAGACATATGGATAGAAATAAAGCCACATAATATAAAGCAAAATGATAAATTTGATAAATTTAAAAAACTTTCAAAGTTTGACCGAGTTTATTTATTATCTGGACAACCAAGTGATTTCATAAAAAATAATTTTTGTCCTCGATGTGGATGTTTTGAAGGAGAACGTACTTCTAATATTGAATTTGAAGATAAGCAAAATGTATATTGTTGGCCTTGTGACACGGAAACTCCATCTGGAGGTGGACATTCTCCTGATTTTCAAAATATTTGTAAAATTCCTATAACACCTCATAAAGGTTTTCTGCAAATAGAAAGAGAAGATTATATTGATTTTGGTTTTGCTATTGAAGCTGCTTGTAAATTTGCAAGAACATATAGGTTTTATTAAATTATGAAATGACCGAAGAACAAAAAGACTTTCTATTTAGGCATCCTTGGTTTTTAAAACTTTTCCCTAGAGAAGATAAATTAAAAATTTTAGCTCTTTATACAAAAGAAGAACAAATGATGATGATTACTAGATTTGATCTAGAACTTAAATATGGGAAATTTAGTAAAAATTAATAAATTAAATCTTGTATATAACACATTTAGTTTGCAAAGGACATTTTGGAGTCCAACCGATATATCATGGTCTAACAAGCAAATTTAGACCTTGGTATTACGATGGAAAAAAAGTTTATGCAGGTAGATTATATGAGACAAAATCAGAAGCAGAACAAGCAGCAGCAAGACTTAGGAAAGATTGTATGTTGCGGAATCCATGTATTTAGAGTTATAAATGGTACTAGATATTGGATTAGCAAACCACCTAATGGATATGAGGATAAAATTTGGACTAGCTAATGGCTTCTCTTAGATACCATGCTGGTCGCATGGTTCTATATGAAAAAAGTCCAGAAGAATGGCGAGTAAAAATAAAATCAAAAACTGGTAAAGTTGACTTAGCCTTAAGTGCTAAAGAATTAGAACCAGCTATAATTGAAGCTGAATATTTATATGCAGATATAAGAGCAATTAACTTAGGGTTACCTAAATGTATTGACTGTATACATTGGTTAGTTGTTAAAGCAGAATGCGGACTAAGTTTACCCGAAGGAAAAGCAAGTGGAGGGGTATGGGCTAAAGACTGCCCTTATTTTTGGCAACGACAGATTTAACTTTATTTAACTTATCTATATGATCTCCAGCTTGATTGATTATTTTTGTTAATCTAAAATTTTCCATAGCAAACGCACTAATTAAATCTGGAATATCATCAGGATCTATATAATTAAAAACTTCACGCAAAACCATTTCAACTTCAAATTCTTCTTCTAGGTTAACTTTAGCCATTACCCAAGGTTCAACGGTACGTCTTTTTTTTGCTTGTTGATTAAACCAACCAGACCAAGGCATTTCAAGTTTCATTAAAGTATCCTCCACTTTAACAATAACCTTTTATTCGTAAAAGTCTAGTTATTTAAGATATAACGTGCTTTTTTATCTTCTATTGTGTGTTCTGGATATTGAATTGTATGCCAAACGTGTTCACATTTAAAACATAATCTGCGTCTTATAATTACATTTTCCGAGTTCCTTTCAGATCTTATAACTTTTTGCCTTGATAGAGTATTACATTTTGGACAGGTTACAAAATTTAATCGCTGCATTTATAGATTTATATGGTTTTTTATTTTAGTATATAAATAACTATAAAAAAAGTAATGCCTGGACACTACGGAACAGGAATAAAGAAAAAGAAAAAGAAAAAAGGCGGTAAAAAATAATTACTTACCTGGAAACAAAGCTTTTTCTAACATATTGCACAAAGTGTCATCAACATCGTTATCGGTTTTTTTGACACAAGCACGAACAAGATCAAGAGCTAATTGTCTAATTGCTTTACCTTTAAGAAAAGCAAATAAAATTGGTTCGATAATTTTAAGCATTGTATGTAGTAAATTGCTAACTTAATAGTAGCTCATTCCCTGCATCCGAGCTAAACCTCTCTTATTGGTGGTCTATAAGAGAGGTTTTTATCTTTTAGGCTTTAATTCTGCAACTGCAATATCTAATAAATTAAGTCTGCCATAAATATCTCTCATATCTGAGTGCATATCATCCATCTTGTCAGAAATTAACTCTACTTTAGTAAGAAGACTAACAACATCTTCTCTATTTCTTTTACCTCTATAGCTAAGTGAACCAGCAGAAACAAATATTGCTGTTAAGACTGCGCCCCCTGTTGCTGCAATAAGTTCAACCATTCTTAACCTTTTGTGTATATAGTTATAGTATATATCATTTTTGTTATATGGAAGATCAAGAAGAAAAAGAAGGTAATCGTGTCGAAACGATTGTCAAGGTTGCAGTCCTTATATGGTCTGCTGCAATGTTAACAGCATCTTACATAGAACCTCCAAATGGTAAAAAATTAGTAGACTTTGATCCAACTTTCATCGCAAGTATTTTTTCTGGAAGTTTAGCTTCTTTCGGCCTACAGGTAGGTAAGAAAAAGAATGGTAATGGCAAAGCTCCTAAAATTGTGGATAATAAAGATAACAAAAATGTAACACAATGAAAAAACTTCTTCCATTATTGTTTTTACTATCAGCACCAACTTATGCTGATATAACGTCATCTATCAGTTCATCTGTAAAACTAGAAGTATCAGCAGCAGCTACAGCAGCAGATCGTATTGGAAACTCATATAGTGTTTCTGGAACAGGAGTTACTACCACAGATGGAACAACTGCTGGAAGTGTTGGAGGACTAGGTGCTGCAACCAATGGAGTAAGTGCTTATACACCAATTACAGCTAGCCAGTTAACAGAAGGTTCTCAAGGTACTAGTGCGACTGCTGCTTATGTAACTTCTGTCACCGTGGATTGAAAATGAGCTATGCGGAAGCTTTTATTACTATTACTTTTATATGTTTTACCAGCTAATGCAAACTTGGTTCCTAATTTTACAACAGGAACTATGTCCAGTACTACAAATACAACTTCTACTCTCTCAGAATCGATTACTAGCAAAGATTTCTCAACAGGCTACGAATATACAGTTACAGGCACAGGAATATCACATGATGGAGGAAGTATGTCTCCTACCGCAGTTGAAGTTAATGGAACTGTAGGAGGTACTACTTATAAATGGA